TTATCTCATCCGCTTCCATTTCAAGAATACCGCTAAAAGCTCCTTCTTTTTTTGCTTCTTCGATAATCTTTTTAATCAAATCGGCTTTTTTCAAATCTCCCGCATCAAATCCGATAGCTTCCGCAAGTTCTTTTAGCTCTTCCACTTTTAATTTTCCAAGCTCTTTTTCAGGCTCAATTTCAGTATTACCCTCACTCGTTTGAGTTACATTAACAGGCTCTACCTTTTCGGCATATCCGGCTTTAATCAATCTTTTTGCAATATCTTCCGCAATTTCAAAAATTTCCCCGGCAGAGAAACTCCCTCTGCTCGTAGAAATTCTTGCTTTTGCTTGTAGTTTAACCGTTTTCAATTTCCTCTCCTTAAAAGTTTTATAGGGGTCCCCCGCAAAATTGTTAAATTTTGTGGGGTTATAATACTTTTGCAAACATAAACGCATCCACTTCAACAGGCACCACCAATGGAGCGGATTGTAAAAGCATAAATCTTGCACTTGGGTCTTCCACTTCCCAAGATTTTAAGAAAAATTTAGTAGCAGTAAGCGCTTGTAAATCTTTAATAGCTCCGTAAACTCTTTTTGCTTGTGTTTTAGTGCTTCCGTAAATCACGCCTTTGCTATCTACCATCTCTTTTTCATCTCCCGTCTCAGGGTCAATATACCACTCATCATAAGAGTAAATATCAGTAGCAATTTCAGGAATATATCCCCAATAAGTTACACCATCAGGCAGTGTTTCAGGATTAATCATTCCCCTATCAACTCTTCTTAAATCAAGAGCTTCTTTTACTTTTGCGTTGCTAATAAACGCATCAATCGCATCGCTACCAAATACCGCAACGTTTGGAGCAATTCCACCAGCTTTTACCCTCTCTCTTCTCCACTCTCTCATCATTGCAATCGGGTCAACGTCATCACTATCCCAAGTATTGTCAGTAAGAGCCACAAACTGATTCGCATCAAAACCAAAATCTATTACCTCTTCAACACCGTCACCTTTTACTTCAACTTTTCCGGTAGTAAGCACCTGAGCCGCCATCCATTCGATTCTTCTTGTCAAGTTTTCTTTGTGTTCTTGCGTCTCTTGCGCTACCTTTTCAGCTACAACTTCGGCAATAGATTTGTTTTCGGCATAGAAAACGTTATTGCTTTTTCCAATAATATCAGTAGCTTCCGTTACCCATTTTTCTTTTATATACGCAGGTTTGTAACTTCTAACGCTTTGCGTAGAAGTGTTTACGATTTTCCCTTGCACTTTAGGAGATACGAAAGGCGCTAACGTTCTTTTGCCTTTTCTTACAACAATATCTACATGCTCACTTGGTGCAACCTCTTCTTTACCAAAAAACGTATCTTGCAAAAACGTCCCGGCAGTCGGCACTTGATTTGCAACCGCAATTAATTCCCTTGTCTCAAATAAACTTACTAATTCTTCCATTCATTCCTCCTTATTTCGCAAAAATTCCAATATTTCTTAACTCCCTTGCAACGCTTTCAATATCCCATCCGTTACCAAAACTAAGCTCACTCTTAGCAACTTCACCAAAAAGTAAAATAGGGACGTTTTTATTTACTTCCGTGCTTACATCTTCAAGCAAAATAGCATAAGGCTTTTCGCTTCCGTCTGTAATAGCGTTTCCATCGCTATCTTTTGTAGCAGATAGCTTTAAAGTCCCTGTATCAGTTACTTTTCCAAGCACCGCACCAGCGGTATAAGTCCCAGCCTCAATTACTCCGCTATCAGTAATAATAGTATCTCCAATTACTACACCCATTTTCAGCTCCTTTTAGTAAATTTTTCAAGCACTTTTGCATAAGGGCTTGATTTTTGCTCTTTCATTTTTCCATCAGCAACCACTGCCCCGACTCCTGCTTCCGCTAAAAGTGCAGCCGCTTTTGCTCCGTCTTTGCTAAAATCCTCTGCAACTTTTGCTTTTTTCTCCCTTTCAGCTCTAAATACCGCAAGTTCTACCATCTCAGCCGTGCTTTTCCCGTCAAACTTCATGCTCTTAACCAAATCTTCATAACCTTTAAATTCTCCAAGACTTTCAATAGCCTCAATTCTTTTTCTTTCAGCTTCTGCACCGGCTTTAAAAATTTGCTCATAAACTTGCGGGTATTTTTCTTTTACAACGTCAGCCGTAATTTGAACGTTATCTTCCATTTTTACTCCTTTTTTATAGTTTGTTTTTTTATTTAGAGTTTTGATTAACTTCTCAAAAGTCATAATCCCATCAATCATTTTCACATCTTTTGCCTTATCGGCTATAAGCAAATCACCCTGTCCAAAATTGTTAAGCACATAATCCTCGCTCACTCCCCTATAAGCTGCAACCGCTTTTATAAATTTATCCGCTAAATCATTTGCCCAGACTTGAATCTGTTTTTGCCCTTCTTCACTTTTAATATCCGGGCGTTTTTTAGGAGATTGAACACTTACAATTTCAACTTTTTCGATTCCTTCTTTTTTTAGCTTCTCACTATCATCCATTACCGTAAAAACTACCCCGATACTTCCAACAAACGCCGTTTGAGATGCGTAAATCTCTCTTGCGGCACTTGCTATCCAATATGCCGCACTTGCCGCCAAATCATCAACGTAAGCCACCACTCTTTTAGGAGAATTACGGATATATGTCGCAAACTGGCTTATTCCAGCCGCTTCTCCTCCCGGGCTATCGATATTCAAAATAATTACTTCAACGCTTGGGTCTTCTTCAAGAACTTTGAATTCTCTCGCATAACTCTCAAGACTTCTAACATCAGCGCTTAATTCCATCATCCCACCGTATCTAACGATAGGTCCTCTAATATTTAAAACTCCGATATTTCCTCTTTTTTCTACAAATTTAAGCTCTTGCTTTTTACCATCGCCAAGCGATAAAGCTCTTTTTTCGATTTTTTCTTTAAATTCGCCATCAAGTCCAAGAGTTGGCGGATTTCTGCTAACGATATTTAAAGCAACCCTCATCCAGTTTGGCTCCATAAGCCAAGGCTGAGATGAAAGCTTTGTAATTAAATTAATCATTTCTCCTCCTTAAGTCCAGCTTTAATCATTGCTTCGTTTTCTTTTCTTGCTTTTCTAACGTTTTCAAAAAAGTCGGTTCCGTTCATTTCCGCAGCTTCTTTCGTTCTTGTAGAGAATCCTTCCGCTACTCTTTGTGCGGCCGCCGCCGTTTCTACTTTTTCGTTAATTTGTCCAGGCGTAGGTCCATACCAGGTAGTTTTTAAATAAGCGGCTCTAACAAAAGGGTCTTCTAAAAATCCCGGAGCTTCCAAATATCCCTTTAACACCGCTTCTGTAATAACAAGTTCGTAAATCGGCTGACAAAAACCATTAACAAACCAAGCTCTCCTTGTCTTAAACGCTCTCCAAGCCTCTAAAAAAGAAGCTCTTGCCGCAGTATAAGAAGAAGTAAAGTGTTTCATCAAAATTTCATAAGGAATATTTAGCCCAACTCCGATTTGTTCTAAAATGCCTTTTACAAAAGCGTCATATGCGCTATTGGGCCTTTTAGGGTCTGCTACCGCTATATCTTCCATAGGATTAAGCGCTACAATCGCACCAGGACCAAGCTTTAATTCGTCATCATCGTCAAAAGGCTCGGCGTCTGGATTTTCGTTTTTTAAAAACACGGTAAAAAGTCCGCTTATAAGTGCTGCCGTAAGTTCAGCTTCTGTATAATCTCCAAGAAGTTTAAGGTGTTTAATTACAGGTGCAAGATAAGGTATTCCTCTTCTTTGTCCAGGCCTTACTTGCTTGAAAAGATGAATCACAAGTCTTCTGCCGCTCTCTCCCCAAGCCGGCATTTTTACCCATTCAAAATTTAAATCATATCCGCCTGGATGAGACTTTAAAATATGGTATTCGATAGGCTCTCCGTATTCGTTTGTCTTTATTCCACCTGCAAGCGTATCACTATCGGGAGCGTAATTTTCGTTGCAAACCCTATCAGCCTCAATAAGGCTTATCGTAGTTTCAAATGGCCAAAACTCCCTTTTTATTCCAGGAGCTATTGCAAAAACGTCTCCGCTTAAAAGCGCACTTGCAAGTGCTACGGCTTGTAGTTCATAAAAATTCTTTTGCCTACTCGCATCAGCATTTACGCTTTTTGCCCAGTTATTAAAAATTCTTTCAGCTTTATTTTCCCACTCACTCGCTTCATCTTCACTCATTCCAAGATATTCAAAATCAATTTGGCTTTGCACCCTAAGCCCGGCACCTACAACACTATCAAGATTTGTCTCAATCGCTCCAACAACTACCGGGTCATTTCTGTATAAATCCCTGCTTCTTGCTCTAAGTAACTTTAAAGAAGGCAAATCATCCCTATCCGCACTCTTTAAAGTTCCCCTCCAATATTTAAGCGATTTTTTTTCGGTAGAAGCCC